GAAGATATTCTTGATGTCCAATTAAGTGCTTTAAAGAAAAAACGACCAGGGTTTGTTCCAGCCCCATCAAGTATATTGGGAGTTCTACTACCAAAAGATACGAATGCTTCTTGTAATTCTGGAGATATAATTTCATAAGCCTCTTGTTTACCATTTCTATAAACTATATCTATCAAACCTTCTTGACCAGTTTCTTTTATTCTAGTTTTAAGTGTACCAGAAAAAACAGCAACATCTAAATTAGGTAATGTAGTTTTATCAGGTTTAGCAATTTTAAAACCTGCATCAGCATATTTTTTTTCTACTGATGCACCTATTACTTTTGCATAAGTTATAGGGTTTACCTTTCTAACTATTGCATTTTTATCAATTTGTCCTAGTTTTTTACCCTGTGCAATCATATCATACAAAGCTAATTTTGCAGCGTTTCTATCACCACCATTTACTGTTTTGTAAACATAATCAACTAAATTATCATATAAATTTATTTCACCTTCTAATCTTCTTTCAGCTAATCTTTTAGCACCAGGTCTTGCTGTTTTAATAATTGTATCGGTTTGTTCATCTATTCCACCAATTATTCTTTTAGTAATTCCTTTAGTTTTTCTTGTAAAAGGTACAAAATATGGATTAACATTTTTAATTCTTATAGCATCTTCTTGACTTAATAAACCTTTTGCAACAGAATAATCTAGAGCTTCATCAGTAAATATTTTTAAATCTTCTAAACCTTTTTTATAATCTTCAACATTTAATTTTCTTTTTAATTTTTCTTTATATTTTACTTGATATTGTTGTGGTGTAAGTTCACCATAGTCTAATGCTTTTTTCATTTCTTTTATAGTTAAAGGTAACTCTTGTTTTAATTCAGGTTTTGCCTTTAAAATAAACTGTTGTCTTTTAGCCATAGCGTATAGTAAAAAAGAATTAACTTCAGATACATTATCAAAAGGATTTAATAATTCATTTAAACCTTTACTATTGCCTTTTATGTAAGATGCTTTTCCTGATGCATTAGAAGGTGGCATATAAAAACCTTTTTTTATAAATTCATGTGCTCTAGTTGATGATGCTGCAGCCATTCTTAATTGAAAATAAGGCATTAATACAGGGTCAATATCAAATTTTTTACTTTTAATTGCAGCTTTTAAACCAGCAGCTGAACCCTCTACACCTAAAATATTTTTTTGTAATACTTTTACAAAATCATATTGATCAGCTAGTCCTCGTCTTAAATATCCACTTTTTGCTATTCCTTCTTTTGTTCTTAATGCTTCATCAGTTAAATTTTCACCTTTCTTAATTAATGGTGATAAATTTGTTGCTTCTTTTTCAGCAGCACTATTTCGCAATGCTCTAATTCCACTACCTATACCACCTGTTGTAAGAAAACTAGTTCCGAATGCACCTATAGAAACTAATGCTGTTCTACTTGGATCTAATTTTTCTCTTAATCCAAGTTCTTTTTCTGTAGTTTGTGCGGCAATATCAGCTGATGCTAAACCAACTGCATCAATAGCACCAATTGTTCCAGCAGTTGTTAGTAGTTGTGATTTTTTTACTTTACCAGATAAATCAGCTAAAGTTTCAACATCGGTTAAAATATCTTTTTTAATTTTTTTCTCTGTTGCTTTTTGTACTGCTTTACCAGCAGCTTTTTTTACAACAGCTTTACCTGCAATTCCACCAACAATACCTCCAAAAATATTTAGTGGATCCAATAAGGCAACACCTATATTTTTTGCAAGTCCTTCAAGACCCATACCACCTTCTTGATAAAAATTTGGTAAAGCATTCCACTCTCTAGTTAAGTATGCTAGTCTTGCTTTTTGATCTTGACCTACGTTTGATCCCGTAATATATTTAAATTCTTTACCTATAGAAAAAGTATTTGATTGTTTCCATATTCTATCTGATATAAATTTATCAATCGCTTCTCTTTCGGTGTATGATCTATCATTTTTAGTTCCATAGTAATCCTGTGCTACTTTTGCTAAATCTTTATTTTCATATATATTATCAAAAGTATATTTAACATTACCTTTATTATCTTGATCTAAAGCAATTATAGATTTTATATTAGTTGGTGGATCTTGAAATTTAGATTCTTCAGTGCTATATAAAAAATTTTTTCTATTTTGTAACTCTTCATCAGAAAATTTTTTTTCCGTAGCTGCAAGCATTTCATTATTTTGTGCTTGCTTGTTAATAATTAAATCACCATTATTAATCATTATGCTTGTGGATAACCAAATAGTCTTAGTAAATCTGATTTCATATTTCTAGTTGTAACTTTACCATTTTGTAAAGTAACTGTATAACTATAATTATCTGGTAAACTTTCTATAAATAATTTTCTTTCGAAAGTATTTACTGTTTCGTTATTAATATAATTTTCTATAGCATTAAAAGCATTTGTAGTTATTAAATATCCTGCATCTTTTGATCCTACTTTTTGCACTTGTTGAGCTTTTTCTCGTGCTGCCGTACCACCACGCTGTGGTTTATCAAATCTTTGAGGAAGTGTGACAGCTGGTCTATTAGATCTGATAAGTAGATCATTATCTGTTAATAGTGTTGAAACATGTTTTCCAAATAGTTCTGTAAATATTTTTTTATCAAAACTAAAACCATATTGTACTCCATCAACAGTTATAGGATTTTCTAAAGCCATAGCACCTGCAGTTATTGTTTTGCTATTTGGATCAAATGATTTTCCATCTGCAGTCATAGCTCTAGAATAGTCTACATTAAATACATTTTGAATAGGCTGTTTAATGTTATTTTCTATTATTCTATTTGAATCTTGGGCTAGAGCAGTTGTATTAACCGAACCATCTACATTTCTATATGCACCAGTATTTGCTGATATTTGCATTTGTTCTTTTATTGCTTCAGAGTCTGTTTTGAAAGCTCCAGGAAAAAGTATCATACCATCTGCACCAATATTACTTTGATTTGGACTATATCCAAGCACCGAAGCAACAGCATTACTTACATCTCTTGCATTACCTATAGATTGTATAGGTGTATATTCAAATTTTTGAACAACAGTATCATCTATAGTTACTGCACCTTCTGCTCTTTGACTTTCACTTACAGGTGTTTCAGCTTTTTTTTCTGCAGCTTCAAAACCCTCTGTTAATGCTGTTGTAGCTGTAAGAGCACCTTGATCCGCAACCTTTGGACCAAACATAAATTTACTAAATTTACTTTGACCAGGCTCTAAAAATGTATCAGATAAAAATTTAGTAGCACCTTTATTTAAATTTTGTGATGCAAACTCTGCTTTGTTATCTAATTTTTTCTTAGCTATTTCCTGATTATCAGCAAAAACATTTTTAAATACTTGTGGGTTATCCTTATTAAAATTTTTTAATTGTGTAAAAAGATTTGGATCTGTTTTTAATTTTGTTTCCGCATAATTTAAAACTTCTGCTGGTGTATCAAATACATCGTAAAGACCTTGTTTAGAAAAATATTCAGCTGTTGCTGTTCCAAATCTAGAATCATTAGCTATAAAATTATATGCTTTTTTATTTTTTTCTATTCTCTTTTTTTCAGCTGTTTGTGATCTAAGATATTCTGCTGAAGCTGCATCTATAAATTGACCTGTAATATCATCATATTCATCTTCATTTACAGCTTTTATATCACTTCTAGCTTTTAAAGCTCCAGCTAAAAATGGAAATAGTGGATTAATTGCCATCAGTATCCTCCTTATCTATATTTGGTTTTGATAGTAAGCCTTGAGGTTTTTTTGTCTCTGGCGTATCACCAGCAATATCTTTACTTATCTGTGCTATTTCTTCACCTGCATCTTTAAGATCAGCCATATCACTTATAAATTTTTGATTATTTAAATCTTCTAAAGATAATTTTAAATTTTCAACACCTGCTCTAATTCCAATAGCAGATACTAAATTCATTAATGGTTCTATAATTATAAACCCTATATCAGGATTGAATTTACCTTCCATAAAACCAGCAAATGTTATAACTCTAACAACAGCTTCAACTGGGACTCCAGCATCTAACATAGCTATTAATTGTTGTGCATTTTTAGGTGTAGTTAAAGTATCATATAAATTATCCATTACATCTTCTACATCTGTAAATTGTGGTGCATGCTCCCAAGGATAATTACCAGGTTCATCAGTTAATGATTGTCCTGGAACAGGTGTATCAAATGGACTATATTCTACTTCAGTTAAATTATTTTTATTCTTCATATTATGCCTTTGTAGTTCTTTGATAATATTTAGCTTGTGCTAATTTTAAAAATCTATTTTGATATTTACTTAATATATCATTTAATGCAACTGCACTGACTGGCACATTTGCACCTACTCTTCTAACAGTGCCTGTAGGTGATGATGTTCTTGTGCCAAGACCTGCAGATACTCTCGCACCCCTAATTCTAAAATTTTTATTTAATCTATCAATTGTATTTAAATAATTAGCAAGTTGCCGTTGTCTATATTCTGATCTATCTTTTTCACCCGCAGGATAGCCTGTCATTTTTTCAATCACAGCACCTGGATCAAAATCTGTATTTGAGGCTTCAGTTACAAATCCTAAATTTTTTTGACTGTTTTGGTTAAATAATTTTTTTAAATTTAATGACATTTATACTCCTATTATTTTGTTACCTCTGCAAATATTTCCATACCAAACTGACCCAGTAATCCATATAATGCAGCTTTTTGTGCTTCATTTTGTAAATCAAAAGCTGTTGTTCTTTCTAATGCTGCTATAGCTAAATTATGATTTCTATTTAATTCATTTTGAGAAGCTGTATTTACCCATGATGCTTCATCTCTCCATTGTTGCCATAACGCTGACAAACCAAAGTTAGATAAATTTAATAAGTTTGCAGCATTAGCTTCATTAGCTGCATTTACTGCCTGTGTATTTGCAGTATTAATTGATCTTCTCCAAGTTGCATTAGATTGATCTATAATTCTTTGATTCTCTATATTAAATCTATCTCTTGCATCTTCTAATGTTTTATTATATTGATTTATTGCTGTTGTTCTTTGTGCATTTGCATCAGCTAAAGCAGTTTCATTTTTAGCATTTAATGCTTCTATTTTATTTGTTTCTGCTAAATTAAATTGTGCAATTGAATCTGCTCTTTGTGCATTTTGAGATTGTATATTAGTGCTAAGAGTATCATAAAATTGATTAACTTGATTTTGACTAGTTGCATTAAATTGTAATGCAGCATTTCTAGCAGCATTATCTGTTAATAAAGTTTGTTGTCTTGCTTGTAAATTTTGTAAATTAGATTGCTGCTGATTAGATAAATTAGCCATATCCATTTGTAAATATGCCTGTGCGTTTATTACGGCAGCCTGTTGGTTGTTAGCTAAATTTTGGAATATAACTTGTTTATAAGTGTCTGCATCTGCAGCAGCTATTGGCACAGATGATTTTAAAATACCTTCAGCTAATGCTTCAGCTAACATTGTAGAAGCACCTAATCCTCTAGCTTGCATAGTAGCTTTAGCAGCTTCAGCAGCACCTCTAGCAAATGCAGGTAATGGTGTTCCTTGTTGTAAAGATGTTTGAATGTCTTGAGAAATATTTTCTAATTGACCTTGCACTGTTGCTCTTGAGTCTATATTAGCTAATGATTGTTGTGCAGCAACCATAGGGTTTGTAACTGTCCCCTGTGCTGCAGTCATTGTTGGTGCTGTACCAATAGTTGCAGCTGTAAACTGTGATGCTGTTTGTGGTGTAACTGCCCCAACTTGTTGACTTGTTGCAGCTGTTCCCATTGTAGCTGTAGGTGCTGTTGCTTGTGCAGCTTGTGCACTTAAAGTTCCTGTAACACCTGGTGTTGATAATAACTCATTAGTTTGCACATTTTGTGCTTGTGGTGTAACACTAGTACCTTGAGGTAAACTAGGTTGTGTTAGCAAACTATCAATTAAACTTACAGCAGATTTAGTTCCTGTCTGTTCTGTTTGAGCAGGTGTTATCGCACCTTTTTGTAGTTGTATATTACTTGGTGTCGCCATTATCTCCCCTGTCTTCTATATTTTTTTGTCATTCTTTTTTCATCTTTATTTAAATTTTTTTTATGTCGTCTAGGTCTTTTTTTTGGTTTTGGTCGTGGTGTAAAATTTTTAAAATTAACACGAGCCATTATAATTACGGTTTAGTTGGCCATGTAGCATTCTCACATTTTTCAACAGTATCTTTACCATCAGGTAAATCTCTAAGCTCTTGACGATATGTTTTCATATCATCAGATAGAGTATTATCTGATAAAGCAAGATAATCTGTTTCTGCAAGAAGTCTATTTCTTTTAGCTCTAAGATTAGCTAAAGCTCTAGCAGCAGCACCATCTGCCCATGCTTGTTCTTCAGCGTCTCTAGCAGCTTCTTCTTCTGCTGTAAACTGCACTATATTACCATTTATATTATGATATCTTGGCATTATTTTTTCTCCTTATTATTATTAATTAATTCCATATAAAGCTATATCCCCACTATCTATATTTCCACTTGCCGCTTTAAATTGTAAAGCTGTTATTGCAGATGTAGTATTAAAATATCCAGCAAAAAAAGCATGAGAATTATAATTTGATGCACCTGATACGGTTGTTTCTGATATAAAATGTTTTACAAAAGTTGTAGAACTTGGATTAAATAAACGTAAAAATCCAGCTAAAGATCGATCATTATTATCCGCCATTGTATCTCCTGCTGTTAAATTTGAAAATCCTGTTCCTTGTGCTATATCAGCACCTGTTTGATAAGATAAAGCTGAATCACTCCCACCTTCATTATGATATGCAGTAAAAGCAGTTGTTGTTTTTGTTACATCGTATGAGTGAGAAGATGTATCATCAGATCCATTAAACTGAAGGTGCACATCATCGTTTGATGCGTGTATATTATTAAATATAAATAAATATTCTCTGTAAGTATTATCTAAAACAACTGAATTAGATCCATTAACAAGTGATACGGTAGAAGAACTAGAAGCTGTTACTTTTGTAATAAATGTTAATGATCCACTCCCAACACTACCAAAAGAGGTTACATTTTTCACTGCATTATTATTTAATTTAACAAGACTCATTAACTATCCTTTATTCCATAAAGTTTTATTGTGCCTGAATCTATATTTCCTGATGCAAATTTAAACTGAACTCCATCTATTGCAGTTGTCGTACTTATATAGCCAGCTATATTCCATTGCATGAAATAGTCACTATAATAATAATTATTAACTTGTGAAGTAAAATGTTTTACAAATGTAGTAGAACTTGGGTTAAATAAAAACAATTCTCCACTTACACATTCATCGTTTCCCGTTCCTGTAGATTCTGCGAGAGATTGAAAACCTGTAGATGATGCTAAGTCATAACTTCCACTATACACTACTTCACCACCAGAACCACCTTCACTAAGTTGGGTATTTATAACTGTGGTTTGTTTAGGTGCATCATAAGAACTACCACCATCTCTAAAATTTACTTGAAAATTTGATTGTGCTGATGGGTGAGCATTAATAATTTTAAATAAATAGAGAGGATATGTGTTATCTAAAACTACATCTGAACTACCATCTACAAATGACAATGTGGAACTAGAACTAGCAGTTAAAGTTTTAATTAAAGTCATGTCACCTGCAGGAGCACTAGCAGCACTTGTTACACTACTTAAACTGTTATTGTTATATTTAACTAATGCCATATAATTTTATTGTTCCTGTGTCTATATTACCACTACTAAATTTAAATTGCACTCCGTCTATAGCAGCAGTTACATTACAATAACCAGCTACAAAAATATTTTCAGGAAAATTTAATGCGTGTGCGTTATGAATTCGTGCAAAAAAATGTTTTACAAATGTCGTATTTGACGGATCGAATAAATGTAAAAATCCTGAACAAGATTGATCATTATCATTTCCAGTTCCTTCTGATAAATTTTGAAAATCTGTACTTTGTGCTAAATCTTGAGCTGCTGTGTATTCTAAAGCTGCAGAATTATCTCCACCTTCATAATGATATGTTCTAAAAAATGTAGTTGTTTTAGTAGCATCATAATCTGTACTACCATCTCTAAATCCTACTTGAAATGTAACATTATCACTTGCTGGGTGTATGTCAGTAAATTTAAATATATATTCTTTATATGTAGAATCTATCCCAGAAGTAAAAGATATTGCAGATGAACTACTAGCAGTCTGTGTAGATATAAGCACCATTGATCCACCAGCAACACCATCTGGGGTACTTGTGATTGCTGACATGGAGTTATTGTTACAAAACAATACTGACATGTTATGCCCCCATCAATGCTTTTATCTCATCATCATCTAATCCAAGATCTTTTAGTTTTTGTTTACCTGATGCTTTTTTACTTTCCTCTACTGAATTGTCTGCTAAATGTAAATTTTTAAATTCATCAGTATAATCAAATGTTCCATCTTCTTTTTTTACCATGTCTGCAAAAACATTATCTGATACTTCAATGAAACCATCTATTTTTACATAAGAAATTAATTTTACTTTGTTATCTTCTATTAATGCATATTTCATATTACGATACCTTCCAAATATATAAATCACAATATCTTTCAACAAATCCTGATATGTTAAATGCATCACCTAAAGCGTTTGTACCACCTGAATTATTAGCAGAAACATACATTTGTAATTCTAAATTAGCTGTATCTGATAATGTAAATCTGCCACCAAAAGGATTAGGGTGTGAAATTTGTGATCCATCTTTATTAAAAACTGATAAACTTAAAATTTTATCTGCTGAATTTGTTGTATCTCTTAATCTTATTCTAGTTTTACTTGTTTGATAAGCAATTCTAAAACCTAATGCATGATATGTTCCAGCAGGTAAACTTATCACAGATGATGATACAGATGCACTTGTAATTTCATTTGTTTTTATAGTATTTAAATCAGTTTTTGTCCAACTTCCTGTAGATATTGAACCACCAGCAGTGCCTTGAGATTTTTCATCTGCTAAATGAAGTAATTGACTTTCATATGCACCTTGTACGGTAGCAAAAGTATTATCTCCTCTTAAAAATGTTGTAGAATCTTTAGTTCCTGTTGCAGTTAATTTAGCAAGTGAAACAGTATCATCTGAGGGTGCACCTATATTTAATACGTCACCTAATAAAATTATAAAATCTATAACATCACCTGTTGCTAAGTTACTAGCAAAAGTGATTGTACTACCTGAGATAGTAAAAGAACTACCTGGTTTTTGTAATACACCATTTAAACTAACCAGCATGTGAAATGCTGATTCTGGCGATACATTTGTAGAGGCTACTTGCATAGTATATGCTGCTTGTCCGTTTACTACGGATATAGCATCACAAACTTGAAAGTTTCCTACTACTGGCTGTTTTCCTATATAAGGCATTGCTCTCCTTTTTGTTTATATATCATATTAATTAATTCCATACAAGACTATATCTCCAGAGTCTATATTGCCAGAACTCATTTTAAATTGCACTGCGTCAATAGCACTTGTAGTATTACAATACCCAGCTATATATGCATTCCAACTATAGTTATGAAAAATATAAGAATTAGTGACACAGATAAAATGTTTTACAAAAGTTGTACTTGATGGGTTAAATAAATGTAAAATTCCAACACAACATTCATCATTTCCATTACCAAGATCTCTTGTAATTGGTTGATATGCTGTGCTTTGTGCTAAATCTTTACTACTAGCATAATCTAAAGTTTCACCTGATCCATCACCAGCTTCACCTAAATATGCTTGAAAAAAAGTTGTAGTTTTTGTAACATTATAATTTGAACCACCATCTGCACTAAAATTTACTTGAAATTCTTTTTCATCTGTTTCTGGATGAATATTTATAAACTTAAATATATATTCCTTATAAGTATTATCTAAAACTACATTACTACTTCCATCTACAAAAGATAAAGTACTAGAACTAGAAGCTGTTAATTTTTTAATAAAAGTCATAGCCCCACCTGCAGATCCTGTCTCAAATCCATTTGCACTGCTATTAAATTTTAATGCTTGATTAGCAGCAGCTGTAACATTTATACTATTAAATTTTAATTTATTAAGTGCCATTAACTATCCTTTATTCCATAAAGTTTTATTGTACCAGCATCTATATTACCACTAGACATTTTGAATTGAAATTCGTCAATCGCTGAAGTTGTATTAAAATATCCTGCAGTATAGGCATTTTGTGAATAATTACTTTGGTGATATGTATTTGAATTAGCAATAAAATGTTTTACAAAAGTTGTTGATGAAATTCCAAATAAATATAGTTCTCCAGATATACATTCATCATTTCCATTACCCACCGTTCTCCCTAAAGGTTGAAAACTTGTGCCTTGTGCTTGATCTCCATTAGTTTGATAACCTACTGCACCATTTGATCCATCTTCACCATGCTGTGATCTAAATTGTGTAGTCGTTAAGGTTTCATTATAACCACTACCACCACTAGCATTTGCTTGAAATTGAAAATATTCTCCATCAGCAGATGGATGTATATTTATAAATTTAAATAAATAAGTAGGGTATGTATTATCTAAAACTACATCACTACTTCCATCTACAAAAGATAAAGTAGCACTACTACTAGCGGTCAAAGTTTTAATTAAAGTCATAGCACCAGGGTCAATAGTAGAAAAACCATTAGCACTAGCATTAAATCCAAGCCCTTTACTTGCAGCTGATGTTACATCAAAACTATTAAAATTAAATTTTGTAAGTGCCATTATGATACTCCATATAATTTTATTGTTCCTGAATCTATGTTGCCAGAAGACATTTTAAATTGAATTGCATTTATTGCAGATGTTGTGTTAGCATATCCAGCCATGTACATATTTTGAATAAGATTAACACTATCATTATGAACATTATTTGTAATAGCTAGAAAATGTTTTACAAATGTTGTATTGCTTGGATCAAATAAATTAAAAGTTCCTGATAAATTATTATCGTCTTCTGTATAATTATTAAATGCAATAGTTACAAATGATGTTGATTGTGCTGTATCATGTGTTGTACTATAGATTAATGCATTTTCGTTACCATCTTCTCTATGATATGCTTGAATCATAGTTGTAGTTGTTGCTACATTATAGTTACTACCACCATCTGTGCTGCTTTGAAATTGAAATTCTGCACCAGCAGTTGCAGCGTGAATATTTATAAATTTAAAAATATACTGTTTATAAGTAGAATCTATCCCAGAAGTAAAACTAATTGTAGAACTAGAACTAGCAGTTTGCTCTGATATTAATACTAAACTACCACCAACATCACCTGCCTCTATCCCGTTATTATTAGAATTAAAAACAACTGTTTTACTAGCAGTTGGTGTTAAATTTAAACTATTAAAGTTAACCTTAGAGAGTGCCATGGGTTAAACTCCCATTAATGCTTTTATCTCAGCATCTGAAAGACCAAGATCTTTTAACTTTTGTTTCCCTGATGCTTTATTATTTGTTTTTTCTGTTTCTGCATCTTTTTTAGCTTGTGCTTTTACAGCTTCTTTAGCTTCTTCTGCTTCTTTTGCAGTAATTTCTTCAGCAGTTAGATCTACTAATTGCTCTCCTTCTGGCGTTACTAATAATTTTTTCATATAAACTCCTTAACCATTTTTATGTTTTTAATCCATATAAATATGCTTTTTCACAATATATATTTCCTGATTGTGACAGAATTGTTACTCCTGTTACAGCTGTTGTTACTGTATAAAAACCAGTAGATGTCCCAGTGCATATTTCAGTGCCAGAGTTCCAACCTCCAAAATGAGTAAATGTCCCAAAAAAATTACTAGAATCTGATGGTTTAAATAATGTTATTTCTGAATTAGTTAATTTTGTTGAAGTATCTGAATGTCTTCCTACCATCAGACCATTATTAGAACTTTCATATTGTACTGCCTCTTCAGAATTATTTGAATTAGATGTTGTTCCATCTAATCTATTAAAAACATAAAAATATTTTTGAGCAGTTTGTTCAGTATAACTTCCCGTTGTATTAACTCTCATTCTTATATCTTGATCACTATTCGCACCATAAACATTAAATAAAAATAATTTATAAATATCATAAGTAGACGAAAAAAATCCATTAATAGCAAACGAAGAAACATTACTTGCAGTTGTAGTTGTTAATAATTTGTAACTTCCACCAACTAAACTTGCATCTATTCTTTTTAATGTTCCTGCATCACTTATTAGAAATTCATCAGTATCTGCTGGCTCATCTGTTAAAGCATCTTTACCAGATATTAAATCATTACCAACCATGGCAGCTGTAATACTATTAGTTGCAGGTGTTACAGTCTGTAATGCTCTACCTAGAAATACACAGTACATAGTATCTGTCGAAGCCGTAGCCGCAGATAATGTCAATGCTGTGCCTGTAGCAGTATATGCTTTACCAGATCCAGGTTGTTGTCTTACGTTATTAATAAATAATGCTATTTCATTTTCATTAGCTACTGCATGATCTAAAGTGTAGGAGGTAGTTGCACTCGTAGAAAATTCTTGAGTAGCAAATGATGTAAATGATTCTGCTGGATTCGGTCCAATATAAGGCATCTTATGTGATCTCCATTATAGACAGTGTTCCTGATAGTTTATCTGCAACTGAGCAATCAATTCTAATTGCATCTGTTGTTTCTAATATAACCTTACCACCTGATAAAATTTCAAGTGATGTTCCTGCAGGAATAGTTACATCTTTAACTAAAAATGATGTGCCATTCGTGGCTGCCCTACCACCACCAGATGTATCACTAACTAACTCTACCTCTGCAGTAACTGCAGTAGTATTTATATTAGCTAACACTAAACCAATTACAACCGTAGTTGTACTACTTGGTGTTGTATACACTGTATATGGCGTTCCAGCTGAATTTGGTTCTGCTGCAAAGGTTACTACCTTAAAAGTATTTGCCATTTATTTCCTCCTATTTACTATATAATATTATATCGTTGTTTTAAAAAAAGTCAATGATTATTATCCTAAAGCTATAGCTAAAGCTGTTGGATCGTCTGTTGAAAATCCTGCACTAGTTAAATATGTTTTAACATCTGTTAATGCTACTTGTTTCATAGTACCATTATCATTTGTGACTACCCTATCAGCATCTACTAAAGTTGTAGAACTAGCTGATGTATCACCATCCATTATATTTAATTCACTAGCTGTTGATGTTACTCCATCTAATATATTTAATTCATCTGTTGTAACTGTCGCACCATCTAATATCTCTAGCTCTGCCTCAGATATACCTGCAGATCCGATAGTTACTGTTCCTGCAAAAGTTACGTTAGCACCACTAAATGTCATAGCAGTTGTAGGTGTAGATCCTGATTTAATAACTAATTCACCGCTAGAATTTGTTAGACTACCAAAAGTTGTACCATCATCTTTAAGTGTAACATCTGCTCCACCTGCATCTAAAACTATATCAGTAGTTGCATCTAATGTAATACTAGATCCTGAATCTATCTCTGTTATAATAGGTGTAGTTAAAGTTTTGTTAGTTAATGTAGCGGTTGAAGATGTTGATACTAATCTAGCATCGCCACCAGTGCTTGGTAAAGTTAAAGTATTTGAAGCACTTTCTGAATGTGGTGCAGCTATTACAATTTGTCCATGTGAGTTAGCTTCACAATTAAATTTTATAGCACCCTGGTTAGTATTACCTTTTATGACAACTTTTCCTGTTCCATTTGCAGCTAATTCTATATCTGCATTAGATGTAGTTACAATATCTTGACCATTCATATCAAGATTACCACCTAATTGTGGTGTAGTATCTTCAACTACATTTGATATTGCACCTGATGTAGCTAATCCTGCAACTACTGCTGATCTTGCAATTTTTTTAAGACCACCACCTGAAGTATCTACTGCTAAGAATACGTCATCATTAGCTACTGTAGATATTTCTGATAAATCACCTACTGCTATAGAATTAAAATTTGTACCATCTGCAACTAATAAATTACCTGCAGTGTTAGTGCCCATAATAATATCATCACCAGTTACTGTAAGATCTCCGCCAACAACCACGTCACTATTAAATGTTGCTTTACCTGCTTCACTACCATCAATAGTTAAAAAAGTTGTATCTGATCCACCATCAGTACCTTTTAAAATAATATCTGTATCACTACCTTGTGCGTCAATTGTAATATTACCTGCACTAGTTTCTAAACTAATAGCTGCATCACCTGTAGAAATATCATCTGCTGCTATAGCTGCTGCTGTAACACCAGTTTGAAAATATGTTTTAAATGTAGTAGCACTTGTAACTCGCATAGTACCACCATCATTATGTATAATACCATCACCATCAGCTATTGCTGTAGTTCCAACTGTAGCACCACCATCTATTAAATTAATCTCTGCACCTGTAGCTGTAATAGCTGTGCCATCTAAACTTAATGTATCAATATTTGCTGTGCCATCTATAAATAAATCTTTAAACTCAAGAGAGGAAGTTCCTAAGTCTATATCATTATCTGTAATAGGTACAATAGCACCATCTTGTATTCTTAATTGTTGCACTGCTGAAGATGATACTTCAACATAAAATTCTAAATGGTTATTTGTAGAATCAACTAATACTTTATTTAAACTATCAGCATCTCTGATAGATGTAATAGGTCCACCCTCACCCGCTGTTCCATCGTGTGTGTGTCCTGTTGTTGCATTAAATGCAGCTAATACCTGGTTAAACTCATCATTACTGTGAGCTGCCGTAATAGTATCACCTGTTGTATAACTTGACTGTCGTGCCGAATAGCCTGCCATTATCTTCTTCCTCCTGGGGTAAATTCTAATTGAAAGCCTTTAACTGAAAATGAGTCTGCACTATTTTGATCATCTATTTGTAATGCTACTGCAAATCCTGAACCTTCTACTGATTGTCTTACTAATGGAACACCTGATGCATCATATAGTGATGCTCCATATTTTGCTGCTCCGTATTGTCCAGCACCACCTACACTAGGTAATGCTATCTTTGATGGTTGTGGTGTATTTTGATCATCGTAATCATATCTAAGAGCTAAGTTTGCATCAATAGTTGTACCTTCACCTTCATAGTTTAAATTAACTCTTTGCATATACTTTCTTAAACCTGGATCACCCATTACCATATCTGGTGATCTGTATACTGCTTGAATAGTAGCTGTAGTTGCACCTGTTGCAAAAGTGTTACCAGTTTCCATTTTATAAATAAAACCATCATAACCACCAAACACTTGTGTCTCTACATTACTAATAAAATCTGAATCTGTACATGCTGGTTTAATACCAACCATATCTGCATATTCAAATCCAATAGATCCTGTATTAGGATTATTTTTTAATACACCTATAATTCCTTTTGATGATAGTTGTCCTGTTGCATTTACTGGATAAAATAATCTGTATTGTGATTTATCTCTAATAACTACAGATGATATTCTATCTAATGTAACTTCATCAATTCTAGATTGTATTTGTCTAGATATAGATCCAAGTTCAACGTCACCAATTCTTGCCGTACCTGCAATAGTTCTTAATCCATCAGGTGCTAAAAATATAACATCACCACCAATCTCTTGAATACTACCACCATCTCTGCATCCAATGTTTCTCGTAACTTCTTGCACTGCAAAATTACTAGATGATGTTCCTGTTAATTTATATATTCTATCTTCACAAAATATAATTAATTCATTTCTAAATACTTTTAATCCAACAACAGCAGAGTCAA